CTGCGCAGATCATCGCAAAGCAAATCACCATGATTATCCTGCAGACGATCCTTAAGGCATTAGGTGGCGGTGCGTTTGGTGGTGGTGGACTATCTAGTGGTTTTGATGCAGGTAGCGCATCTGCGTTGCCAACGGACGCTGCCGGCTGGAGTCAATCATTTGCAACCAAGCTGCCTGGCCGCGCCGCTGGCGGCCCCGTAACCGGCCAGCAGCCGTACATGGTGGGCGAACGTGGTCCTGAGTTGTTTGTGCCTGGTACCGGCGGCAGCGTGGTCAATAACAGCGACTTGCGCAGCGCAATGAATGGTGGCGGTGGCGCCAACAGTGCTCCAGTGCTTAACATGAGCTTCCAATCCACCAGCATCAACGGCGTAGAGTATGTCAGCCGTGAGCAGTTGGAGCAAGCAATGGCTGAAACCCGTCGTGCATCAACACGCGATGGCGCTAAACGCGGAATGACGATGACGCTTGATCGCATCCAGAACAGTAGCTCCACACGCCGGAAGGTGGGCATCTAATGGCTAACTTCCCTGCACTAAAGCCAACCGCTCGTAGCTTCCAGCTAGGTCAATATCCAGTCAAGACATACCGGGCAATGTCCGGGGCAGTGGTGCGCCGCAGTTTCGGCAATAAGGCATTCGGCTACACGCTGGATCTGCAATACGAGAACGTGACAGAAGAGACAGTTAACGCCATCATTGACCATTACAACGGCCAGCAAGGTGGCACCCTAGGATTTGCAATTGCCACCGCTGTATTTGCGGGTTACACCGTGACCTTGCAAGGCAAAGTGCGTAATCCTTCTGGCATCGAATGGCTATATGCCGAACCGCCTAATGTCAGCAGCGTTATTGCTGGTATCAGCACAGTAACGGTAAAGTTAATAGGTGAAATGAAATGACTGAAATTCGCCTGGCGCAATACTTTGATCTGCGTACATCTACGGGTACGCGCCATCGCTACCAGAACTTCTTTGTCGGTGAGCGCCGCATTCTTGATGGTAAGCGATTTGAGTTTGCGCCATTTCGCGCCGAAGGTAGCACTGCCAACCTCAACGGTGACAACGGCATGGTGCGCGTCTTGTTCCCTAATGTGGAGTTCGCAATTCGCCTTGTCGAGAACGGTGACGGTAACCGCCTTAGCGAGCTGACCATGACCACGCAATGGCTGAACGCTGCCCTGGCGCCTTCACGCACCTATGAGGAGCGGTACGTAGGTATTGGTGCCAGCTACTCAGATACTACAATTGAGCTGCGTTACCGCACCGCCATGGACTCTGTTGGTGCAACATTTCCAGCGCGTACACTTACCCGTGGCCTTGTTGGCCCCTTACCACTTAATGCAGACCTCGTGCTTCAATGATTTGATTGGTTTGCCGTATCAATGGGGCGCCGCTCCGTGGTCTGGCAAAACCGATTGCTTTCAGCTTGCCTGTGAAGTGCATAGGCGGTTGGGTTTTGCTGACTACACCGATCAATTTGAATGGGTGTATGAGCTGTTTGATGAAAGCACATTCTCCAAGTCGCTGCTGGTGCGATGGATGATCGAAAACGGCACCCGGCTTAAGGCCCCAGTGATTGGCGCAGTGGCAATGCTGCCGGCTGCGGTTGGGTCTGCATTAGGTACAATTGTGGAAGACGGCACACTGTTTCTCTCGCCTGGTGGCACTGTTATCAGAGCGCCATTGCCTAGCGGCATCGGCCATTACTTCTGGATGAATCGATGACCCGCAAGCTGCTGCCTTATGAATATGACCTTATTGATGCGCTAGGTGTCACCAAGGAAGAGTACCTCGACTTCGTAGCGCAACAACACATATACGCAGACGCCAAACAAGGCACTGCGCTCGACATTCGTGCAGAGCCGGTTTCAATCATTCTTGCTGTCGTAGGCGTCCTCTTTCAGGTGGCATCTATCCTGCTGACGCCTAAGCCCAAGTTAGAGCAGGGTGAAGGCTCAACGCAGACTCGTGATCAACGCCTAGCGCCACGCACTGGCTTCAATGGTGCGCAAAAACTGGCCGTATATGGCGAAACTGTGCCGCTGGTATATACCAGCATGAAACAAAACCTTGATGGCGGCGTCCGCGTTTCTACGCTATTGCTATGGTCTGCAATCCTTAGCTTTGGCAACAGTCAGTTTATGCGGCTAATGATGACAATCGGCGCATCACGCATTGGCGCCATTGATCCTAACCGCACTGCCATTGGTCAATTACCAGCTAAAGACATAACGCTAAGTAATGTATGGCAGTATTTTAATTCAAATGGCCCAACTACTTACAGCAATCTGCTTAAAGGAAGCACGCAAGACCCGACAAGAAGTGGCGCAACAAGGACAGATACCACAGCTAAACTCAATGGCTTGCCTGGCAGAAAAGAAGGCTTCAGCCAGTGCTTTTCACCTACAACTGCAAACGCTGTAGGGGTTACTGGTTTTATCCCAATCAATGCAGATGTACTTACTTTAGACAAAAGCGGCAATAAAGTACTTACTTTAGTGGGCATACAATACACACCTCGCCCTAGTAAATTTTCCAGCGGTGATCGAATTACTGTAACTATACCGAATACAAAAGACCTGCCTCTTACTAGTGACACGCCTGCCAATGCGCGGCAAGACGCATTACGCGCTGCTGCTTCATTATTTGATGATGGCACAATTTTCAAAACTGGATCAGCATTGTTTCGCGTTGTAAGAGGCACTTACGCAGGCGGAGGCAATGACATTGAAGAGGGAAACTTAACTGTCGTACTAGAGTGTATTCGACGTGGCTATAATTTTAGCCTGGATTACAATACAAGGCATTGGTCAAAAGCAGGCGGATCTGCGCAAAACAGAATAGACGAAAGAATTGCAGTGTTAAATAGAAGAATAGATAATAACGAATCTAAAATTCGAGAAAAGCAAAAAATATTAAGCGATGGGTTTGTAATAGGGCCATTTAGAGATTTCCGAGGCAGAATTGTTAACAGGGCACGAAGACTAACAGCCGCAGATCGCGCACGAATTCAAAGGGAAATTGAAGATCTTGAAAGCAAAAACTCTGCATTAGCGCAAGACATAGGAGAGCTAAACAATCGACGTGCAGCTATTGTAGTGGCTCCATTCCACACCAAAGGCCTAGCGCGTATTGAACAAGCATCTTATGCTAGCGTTACGCAATGCAATGTATTGGACCTTGCAATCAAATACGAAGTGTACAGACGCATTAGCGGACGCAATAATGTTTACGGCAGTCGGCAAATAGATTACGACCACAACGCATCTGACAATGGTACTAAAGCTCGCACATCTATGTTTAGAGTCGAGTACCGGTTTAACACCAAAGGTAGCTATAAACGTATTCCTTTTATTTTTTGCGCTCGGGGCTTTAACGAGCAAAGCGTTTTTACTTACCTAAAACTAGTATCTGCTGCTGCTAGGCAATTTATAGAAGTACGCTTAGAACCTGTTATAGATCCACCAGCAGAGCCTGGCATAAATGGCTTTTGTTACTTAAATCCCAATGGGCAACTGCAAAAACTTACAACTAGCAATACAGGTGATCTAAAGCTAGAGATTTTCTTTAATGGATCAAAGCATATAACCAGTGCTGACTATCCGCCAAAGGGTAGGTCACCAAAAGATACCAGTGAATTTGATTTGTTTAACTACGATGCTTTTACTAACTCTACTTTTGCATTCGACAGATCACCTGAAATTACGATAACAGCGGTTAACGAACAGACTATTGAGCCGTGGAGCAGCTACAGCCCTAATTTGTACAGAGGACTTTCTAACTTTGCCTTGCATGTTAATTCAGGCCCTGGCACTCAAAATATACGGGATGTAACCGTTTGGGTAGAGGAAGGCAAGTTGCTGCGTCCGTTGTCTGCTAATGCCAGCATTTATAACAGCGATACTGCTGTAGACGCATTAGCTAGGTCCACTCCTACAGTATCCAGCTCCTTTGCTCCTGACATTTTTCTTGACACTATTCTTGATGGCACCAATGGCATCGGGAAATATGCCAGCTTGCATTCAGTAGATGTAGTGCAATTAGCGCAAAGCAA